TTGTTATCATTCGTGATTAACCATTCTTTTTTATTTATATCACATAATCCATCTCCCATAAATACTCCATATAAATATGCTTGCTCCTCTGATAAATCATTTTTCATATTATTGATAATTTCAGGTTTAGAATGTAATAATTCTTGACCTACAATACAATCACATGGTTTAATTATTTCACAATTACCATTTAATAAACTATGATCTTCAGTTACGTCGACTAATCCAGTATGTGTTAAAACTCTATATATTTTCTTAATAGTCTTATGTCTAATTATTTTTCTAACAGTCGCCCATCCTTTATGCGTCCATACTTTCATATTTAAATCAGTAAGTTGTTCTTTTGCAAATCGATCGGTATCATGTGGTTTAAAATTATTATATTCTTTCCATTCGCCATTTATTTTTTCGAATGTACTTACAAATAACTTTTCGCCGATTTTATAAGTAATTGGCGTATATGGCATAACACTATCTCCATAAATAACATCCGCATCATAATTGTGTTCAACGAAATTCTTTGCTAACATAATCATTTCTCTGCCTGTCGATGTTGTACACGCCGCGATATCTTTTAAATAAACCGCGGACGTTTTAGCACCAATTTGTCCATATAAAGAATTTGCAGTTACCTTATAAGCGGATTGCAAAGCATCGAAAATATTACATTCGAATTTACTATAAGTGGGTTTATTTTCTTTAATATCCGCTTTTAAGATTTCTGTTTTCGTATTCAAATCTACATCAGTTAAAATAATACTATTTTCGGTTTCTTCTGGATAACCTTTTGCGAACGTATCATCGTTTTTAACGATAGTTATATATTCAATCTTTTTTCTAGTATTTTTACGTTCATTTAATAACATATCAAGAATATCAGGAATAATTCCTTTCTTACCATCTTTATATTTTGCAAAATAACAATCTTTAACTCCATTTTTTACTTTTTTATCTCCAATACCTTCATATAAATCATAACTGACTTTAATGATTTCTACATTATCATCTTTAATATCACGATATTTATCATCCATAATATAAGTATCGTGTGATAAATTTCTACAAATCATCGAAGACGGATACAATGAACCGTAATCGAAAACAACAATCGGATCATCTAAATAAATACCTTCCTTCGGTTCTAAAACAATCGCACCTTCATAACCTTCTGTATTATCTTCATCACTAATATAATTTTTAATCACAGGAATTAAATAATTACGCTTCATACATTCATTTGCAATTAATGAAAAGATTTTAATACCTTGACCTCTACGGAATAAGAAATTGAGAGGTACTAAGCAAACATTGCCCATACCAATATTATTTTCGATAATTTTCAATTTATGCAAAAGCTTATTGACAAGAATACAATCCTGAATACAATATTTCGCAATCACACATCGATCTGCGGAGGTTCCTTTAAATTTTTCGAAAATTTCTTTCGGTTTCAGATCATCCTTATTCTCTTTAATATAAATTGCTGCTACATTATCTAATTTATAACTATCTAATTTAAAATCTTTCTGCATCACTTTCAATAAATCAACACATACAACGCCATCAATGTCAAATAACTTGAAAGTATTATCACCCAATGCGGATGATGATAATTTCTGTTCAACAAGATTACAATATCTATTTCTAATTCTACCAAGTCCTAATCTAAATCGATCATTGATACCCAATTCTTTCGTTCTGTCCCATATATACTCAATATCGAAACCCCAAATATTATATCCAATAATTATATCTGCATTTAATTTAGACATAAATCGTTTCCATGATAATAATAATTCCGCTTCTGTTTTACAACAGACCACGTCTGTATTTTCGAAATCATCACAATCATTGAGTGTAATAATCCGTCGATAAATAATTTCATCACTACCATATTTATGTACGGTAATACCGATTTGAATAATCTTATCTCCTTCCAATTTTGGCAATACTTCACTTAATTTCTTATTTAAAGCATCTTCAATTTCATTATATTCCTTATTTGTTAGTTTTCTTCCTTTTGTATCCTCTTCGTCATCTTCATCATCGTCGTCTGCATCATCATTTACTTCCACTGATTTTACTTTATTTAAGATTAAACGCAATGATTGTTCAATCAATTTTAATTTTTCTTTCATATCATTTGTAAGTTGTGATTTTGCATATAAACGATGAATAATAGCATTATGATTATTATTGATGATGACATCGTTTTCAAAAGCTTGATAAATATAATTTAGAAGATTGCTATCATCGTAATTAATCTTTGAAATATAACATAAATCTTGAGCAAGTTTTTTATAATTTTTAATAGGAACTGGAAAATCACCATGAGAACTAGAACATTCAATATCGAAAGATGCTATTAATAATGGTACTGTTTTATTATAATCGATTGCTTCAATGTCATTCCAATCGGCAGTTATATTATAGTTGCAAATGGTATCAGGTGCATCTTCGAGATTATAATTATTAACTTTGATCCAACCACAAGGTTTGATATTTTTAATATGAATAAATCGAAGAAAAGGATCGATATTACTTTCATATAATTTAAATCCTTCTTTAATCGGTTCTTCAGATTGAAAATAGTACTTAAGATTATTGAACATACGCAATGAATTCACAATAACTTTGATAAAACGAAATTCTTTATTATTTGTAAATCCCCAAAAGTCTTTCTTGTAAATTATTTTTAATTTCTCGAAATGTGATAAATATTGTCTTGAAATAATTTTATTTGTATAACTTTTACCTTTAATTTTATTAGTATATGTATCTTCCCTCAATTTATTATCCAATTCGCGCACTTTTCCGATGAATTGTTTTGTATCTAATTTTTCCCACGAAGGAGGCGGTTTTACATAAAAGAATGGTTGAAAATTAATTACTTTCGTACAAATAGTAATGTTTTCACTATTTGTTCCATAAATATAAATGCAATACTTATCAAGTTTTTCATATTCATCTTTATTTTTATCCGTTTCGGGTACGAACCAATCTGTAATTTGATATATAATTTCCTTATCAATATTGCTTTCAGTTAATTCGTCAATATCGGGTCTAGGAAATGTGTTCATTATATATATATTCGTATTTATAATTAAATCAATTTTTTGATTTTATATTCATTTTATAGAATGGACATAGGATTACAAGGTTTTATAATAATTGTTCTATCCATACTTTTCATATATTTGATTTATCAATATCATTATTATAGTAAAATAGAAACAATTGTATCGACAGTTGATAATAGAAATTATGAAGTACAGATTAAAAATGATGCACAAGAAGCTGCAAATTTAATTGCACAAATTAGAGAAAAATTAGTATTATTAGTAGACCATTTAATAAAATCATTTCCCAATGAAGATAGAACTGAACAATTGAAGAATAACTTTAAACCTGATAATATCAGAGAAGGTATTGATGATCCAGAATTTACAAGTTATTCAATAAATAAAGGCGAACAGATTGTTTTATGTTTAAGAACTAATAATAAATTAATGGATTTAAATACAATGATGTTTGTTGTTTTGCATGAATTATCACATATATGTACAGCAAGTGTAGGACATACACCTGAATTTTGGGAAAATTTTAAATGGATATTAGAAGAAGCAATAAATATCGGTGTCTATAAAAAACAAGAATTTAAACTAAATAATGTAGATTATTGCGGTATTAAAATAACGAATAGTCCCCTTGATTAATACGATTTTTTATTTAAGAATTATCTATGAATAATTATTTAAATGACAGACACCAATAATTATTTAGAAACCATCGATAACAATGAAAAAGCGTATTGTTTAGGATTTTTCAGTTATATCAATGAGAAACATTCAAAATATTCTAAAAATTGTTATGAAGTTAGTAATATTAGTATTACAACTGACAGTAAATTACTTAGATATTTCGAAAATATTGTTGATATTCTATATGATGATGAGACGAGTACAATTTCGATGAATATTTATGATGTTGCTACATTAAATCAGATTAAAACAAATCTTAGTAATTTCGACAATCTAAGTGATAAATATAAAAATGAATTTATTCGAGGATTGTATGAATATAATTATTTAACGAATGAGAGCGAAACCAATGATATTTTAATTAAAAAGTCCAGTTTATTGCAAGAGACAAAAGTAATTGAAAAACTCGCAGAATATCTAAATATTCCTTATATTCTTGATGATAATTATTATCAAGTTAAATATGGATGTAGTTCTGTTGATTTTCTAGGTTTCATTTATAATTGCATTAATAATGATTGTAGTATCGATTATTGTAATTATAATAGAACGATTCCTCGTTGTTGTGTAATTAAAACAGACGAAAATGCGATTATGCCATCTAAAAAAAATTGGAGTGATGTCGGGTTCGATTTGAGTATTATTAAAAAACTCGAAGATTTTAATACAAAGACATCACTTTATGACACTGGACTTAAAATTCAACTTGATTTTGGTTATTATGCAGAAATTGTACCAAGAAGTTCAATGAGTAAGTCGGGATATATTTTAGCAAATAGTATTGGTATTATTGATAATAGTTATAGAGGCAATTTAATGATTGCTTTAACAAAAATCGCGGATGATGCAATTGAAATCAATTATCCTTACAAATGTTGCCAATTAATTATTAAAAAACAAATAGATGTAAATCTAGAAGAAGTTGCTCAAGTAAATTTAACAAAACGCAACAATGGAGGTTTCGGTTCAACTGATTAATGTTTATTTTTTCGAAAAAATGATATTTTATTATTTACATTTTTTTAGTATAATGCAAACAAATTCTAACTACTGTAAAGTAAAAGGATGTCGTTATATCAAAACGCATACTACGAGAGATCATACATGTGGTACTTGTAAAGATACGGGTCATGGACAATATGAATGTAAAAATAGTCAGATGATATTACAATTATTACAACATCATAATGATATGATTGACCCTGCAGATCGTTGCGATTTATATAAATGCCCTACATCTCTATTTCATATTAAAGAAGCACATCATTGCGAACATTGCAATAATAGAGGTCATAATATTCATAATTGTCCAAATCGTATTGTTTCTATTGTTTGTCCAATTTGCAGAGAACAAAATAGAATTAAAGGCGATCAGAAAAAAATAACAGGAATTGATAACGAATGTTGCATTTGTTTTGATAAAAAAATAGCGGTTTATTTTCCTAATTGTGGTCATGTTTGTGTGTGTTTCGATTGTTATATTCATATTTCTACTTAATCAAGGTCGTTGATATCGCTTTCTTTTTCCTCACCCGCATTTGCAAACATCTCGGGATTAATTCCTTCTGGCATTTTACCATTTGCAAACATTTCTGGGTTAATTCCTTCTGGCATTTGTTGATTTCCTTGAAGTTTCATTAGTAGTGGTTGAATTTTATCTTGTAGTTCTTTTTGTTTATTTTTATAAGTTTCAGCTGTTTCTTTTGTATTTTCTTCGAACCATTTAAGACCCTCCTCAACAATCGGATCGATTTCTGCTTTAACTTCGTCGAAATTCGGAGGTGCTCCCTCGTTTTTAGTAGCAATACTATTTTTAACTCCGTATAAATAATTTTCAAGATCATTCTTATTTTCAATCACTTCTTTCATTTTTGCATCTTCTTCCTTGTATAACTCTGCCGCTTTGATCATTTCCTCGATTTGTTCTTTTGATAGGCGACCTTTATCATTTACAATCTTAATATTATTTGATTTACCAGTACTTTCTTCCTTCGCTGTTACCTCGAGAATACCATTTACATCAAGTGAAAGATCAATTACAATCTTTGGTTGTCCACGGGGCATTGGTGGAATACCACTTAGATGGAATGATCCCAGTTGATTATTATCCTTCACTAGTGCTCTTTCGCCTTCATAAATTTTAATATCCACGCCCGGCTGATTATCGGCATATGTTGAAAATGTTTGTGATTTCTTTGTAGGGATTGTAGTATTACGCTCAATGATTTTAGTCATTAC